GACGCTTACAGAAGTGCCGGGGTACAATGTCCAGTATACCTTATGCCGTTGGGTGGACGCAGTGAAGAATATGCCCTCAATGTTAAAGACGTTGCTGAGGCGTGTATGGCAGAAGGATGGAGATTTACCCCAAGACTACATATCTCCTTATTCGGAAATGCATGGGGCACTTGATCAAGTGCAACAAGAAAGACTTGATAAAGCAATGAAATCTCCAATTAAGCAACCTATGAGCCCAGAAGAAATGAGACGAAAAGGATTAATATGAAGAAATTTATTAAAGATATAACAGGTATTACAAAAAAAGAAAAAGAACTAGAAGAAAAAGAACTAGAAGTCCTTAAAGTAAAAGATCCTAAAGAATATGCAACACGCCGCAAAACATCTTGGGTAAATGTAATCGATATGAAAGTAAACAAAGATAATATCCGAAACGGATTCTTTGAACTTGATTGGAACGAATACTTTATTAAAGAACTAATTCAAGCAGGATACGGTGTAGATAATGACCTTGATGAAGAAATTGTTGACAGATGGTTTAGAGATATTGTACACGGTATGTTAGAAGAAGAAGGACTAGACACTGATAGGGGTGCTGGTTATATTAATGTAACGCCTATTGAAAAAGGACGTAGCGAAGTATCATAATGAGTGCTAATTGGGTTAAAATAAAATTAGATAAAGGTAGACTTGCTGAAGTTACAGAAACTAGACTAGACATTCGTGAGATTCTCAGTATACTATATTCTCAAGAAGATTTTAAGGGTCTAGTTAATAGAGATGAACTAGCATCAGCTCTAGTTATAGCATATAAAGATAAAACTTGACACAAGTTAAGTTTGGTGCTATAATAATACTATAAATTACATAAAGGTAAACTAATGGCAACTTATATTCTAGTAGATACAGCTAACACATTCTTTCGTGCAAGGCATGTAGTACGTGGTGACTTAGACACAAAGGTAGGAATGGCTCTACACATCACACTTAGTGGTGTTAAAAAAGCTTGGGCCGACTTTAATGCAGATCATGTTGTGTTTTGTTTAGAAGGTCGTAGCTGGCGCAAGGACTATTATGAGCCTTACAAGCGTAATAGGCAAGTTGCTCGAGATGCACTAACTCCTAGTCAGCAAGAAGAAGATACAGTGTTTTGGGAGATTTTTGACGAGTTTAAAGACTTTGTTAGTAATAAGACTAACTGTACTGTTATGCGTCACCCACAACTAGAAGCAGATGATCTTATTGCAGGTTGGGTACAAGCACACCCTAATGACAATCACATTATTATTAGTACTGACGGTGACTTTGCACAACTAATTGCTCCTAACTGTAAACAGTACAACGGTGTTAGCAACACAACTATTACACACGAGGGTTACTTTGACGACAAAGGCAAGCCTGTTATAGATAAGAAAACTAAAGAGGCTAAGCCTGCACCTGATCCTGCATTTATGTTGTTTGAGAAGTGTATGCGTGGCGACACTAGCGACAACGTGTTTAGTGCTTATCCGGGTGTGCGTAAGAAAGGCACTAAGAACAAAGTTGGTCTTATTGAAGCGTTTGCAGACAAGCAAAACAAAGGCTACAACTGGAATAACATGATGTTACAACGTTGGGTAGATCATGAAGGTATTGAACATCGTGTGTTAGATGATTATACACGTAACGTAACATTATGTGATTTGACTGCACAACCTGCAGACATTAGAGAAATTATTAATACAACTATTGCAGAAAACGCAACACCTAAAGAAATCTCACAGGTGAAGTTTTGTGCTAAGTGGGATATGCAACGTATTGCAGATCAAGCGGCAACTTTTGCAGAGCCATTACAAGCGAGATATCCTATATGACAATTAAAGCAAAAACAATATTAAAAGATAAATTTTGGATCATAGAAGACGATAATAATAGACTAGGAACATTATCGTGGGACGATGATAGGTATTTGTTTTCTGACAATGCTGGTACTTGTTTTTTTAATAACACAAAACAAATGCGTGATAAATTTGGAAGTAAAGTTATCTTCTTAAATGAGGAGGATAATGTTAGACCTATAACTGATTATTCTGTACATAATTTTCCTACTAGTGTACAACCATATAATGCAATGTATGATGTAAAAAGAAAATTACCTCTTTTTACAAAGAGTGACAAATCTAAAAGTATGTATTGTGCAGGTTATTATATCATTCGTTTTGATAAAGGTTGGGTCAAGTCATTTTGTCCTAAACTTATTACACTAGAACGTTATGAATATAAAGGTCCATTCACATCTGACATTGAAATGAGATCGGAGTTAAGCAATGCCAGCCGTTGAGCCATTAAATACAATACCATTACAGCAATTTATTTCTACTGTAAAGTCAGCAGAAAACAGCCGTGCAAAAGAAATAAAAATTGATATTGCGACTGCTAAAAATTTAGCATTTACACTTGGCATAGTTATGAGCAGAGTACACGGTGAATTAGAACAATTGGTAGCTGATTCAAAAAATACATCAGATGAAATAATAAATATCACTATGGATGGAAAGTTTTAAAACTGCTATAATAAAAAGATAAATATATACGTAGTTTATAAAAGGACACGTATATGAGTAGACCAAAACCAAATATTCTTTTAGAAAAAGTTAACAGTAAAACTTATAGAAGTGAACAAGTTTTAGAAGCAGATGCTATATGGGCTGTATTTTATAAGGGCGAACCTTTTAATTTAAAAAGCTCAAATGCATTAACAAACTACCCTGGTCCTAAATATAAAAAAACTAGCTTTTCAAATCCTGGTCACGCACACAATCTTTCTAAAAAACTTAACACTATGTTTAATTCAGAAGATTTTGTTGTTTATAAATTAACTACAGGCGAGATAGTTTCTTTAGATGACAACGTGTAGTAAATATGAGTTGGAAAGAAACATATACAAAGATTTTCTTAAAAGAACTAGGCAAAAGTACAAATAGTGCAACTGTCAAAGAATATATGCCACTTTGGTGGCAAAATACTAGAGTAAAAAAAGTTGGCGGGTTGCGTCTTACAGACGTAGGCGCGGAACTATTACAAAGTATAGATATAGCAACTTATGATATACCCTACCCTAAAGATATGCCGTTAACTACACAAGTTATAATATTTTTAGACCAATTTATTGATTGTCCTTACTATCTAACTAATAGAAGTATTACTGTTACTAGCGAAAAAAAAGCAGTGGAGTTAACTCTCTTTAGTGGAGATCTACGTAAATATGGTTTAATTAAAGCAATGAAAAGGCAAGAACAAGAATGACTGTTTTTAATGAATGGAGTCAGCTTAAAAAAGTTATTGTAGGAATAGCAGACAATGCTAAAATTCCTGCTGTAGATAAAAGTGTACGTACAGTTAATTATGCACATTTAGATGATGTAAGTAATGTAGAAGTTGGACAATATCCAAAGCAAGTAATAGACGAAGCAAATGAAGACTTAGAAATATTTGTAGACTTTTTACAAAAAGAAGGTGTAGAAGTAGTAAGACCAAATGCTACTGATTGTGCTTACTATAACTATTGCCCAAGAGATAGTGTGTTTATACACGGAGATAAAAATATTGCAACTCCGATGCCTATACGTGCAAGAAGTAATGAGTGGAAGGCATTCGAACATCATTTACACAATCCAATAGATTTATCAAGTACAACACCCGACCCTTTATATAATTTAGACTGTATAGGCAATAAAGATATTTTAGCACTAAATGAAACTTATCCTGCATTTGACGCTGCTAATATAATACGTGCAAACGATCATGTACTATACCTTGTGAGTAATAGCGGAAATAAATTAGGAGCACAGATTTTACAAGATGCACTTCCTACAATATCTGTACATACATTAGAGGGTGTTTACAGTTACATGCACATAGACAGCACTGTAGCGTTTCTAAGAGAGGGTTTAATGCTACTTAATCCTAGTAGAATAAAAGATGTAAACGTGCTGCCAGAGCCGTTTAGAAGCTGGGACTATATTATGTGCCCCGAGCCCACAGACATTGGATTCTATGGCAACTATAACAATGCTAGCACATGGATTAATATGAATTTGTTTAGTATAAATCCTAACTTAGTAGTGTTAGAAGAAAATCAACATAGTTTAAGAAAAGAATTAGAAAAATACAATATAGAGTGTGCTATGTTGCCAACTAGGCATCAACGTACTTTAGGTGGTGGATTTCATTGTGTAACATTGGATATTGAACGTGCGATGGACTAGCGGAAATATATACCCAATATGGGACAATAGTTATAAAAATTATAACTTTGTGAAGCAACCTATTTCGCAAGACGAAATAAATTTATGGCGTTCACAAGGGTATGATCACAAAAGTTTTAGTGGCACAATGTATGGTGGTAAAAATGTTATGCCAGCTTGGATACACAAAGTTTCAGATATACTAAACTTGCAAAAAAGTGGCCACGTAATTTATCGTATGGACACTAATGACATTATGCCTACACATTCAGATCACTATAATACGTATTGCAAAGTCTTTAATGTAGAATATAACGATGTGTATCGTGCAATAGTTTTTTTAGAAGACTGGAAGCCTGGACACTATTTTGAAATAGATAATACAGGGTGTACAAATTGGAAGGCAGGAGATTACTATTTATGGAAGGGAGATGTAGTACATGCCGCAAGTAATATAGGAATTGATCCTAGGTATACACTACAAATAACTGGAATAAAATAATGTCTAATTTTATGAATAAGGTATATTATTTTAATTTTCCTTTTAAAATGCGTTCAAACAATAGACTGTTAGGTAGGACAGCAAAATTACCATTACCGAGCGAAGGTCCATATATTATTTCTACAGCACACAACAAATTAAATTTAGACGATTTGTTATCACATACTAAACTTGAGAAACTTTCTAAAACAGGACTTGACGTATATCTATTTGAAGTTTTAGCAACTTACAAATTAGAAAACGGATATAAAGAGCGCAATAGATCATTTTATACAGAAATATTATACAACGAAGACGAACATAGCAAACTATATAGTCATGAATTTGATGTTATACAAAACCTTGCAGAAAAACTGAATATTAATATAAATGTCTACACATGTGAAAGAAATGTTAGACAGTTTTTTGGTTCTAAGTACAAAAATTTAAATATATTTTGTTTTGATATATTTGTACAAACACTGTTAAATTTAAATTTTGATCCGGGCAATGACACTATATCAAAAAAGTTTTGGTGTGCAAACTGGCGATACACTCCTGCAAGACATTCTATTATGGGATATCTAGCAAATAAAGACGGTAACTACAGCTGGCATTATGAAGCGCCTGAAATTGACTTTATTGACGTAGAAGAAAAGTATTTAGAGGTATTACACAAAGGTAACAAAATTCTTAACAAAGA